AATTCTAGTAGTGGACTAGACTTAACAACTACATCATATTCAACTACTACTACTGGCGGCGTTGGAGGAACCAACTTAAGTAAAGGCGCTGGCGGCGGTGGTGGTGGAGGCGGCAACTTTGGCGGAGCAGGCGGTGAAGCTGGAATTGGTAATGTGGGCGGAAGTGCTGGAAGTCCTGGTGGGAATATATTAGGTGGTTGGAAATTAATTTATACTGATTTAGATGGAACGGGTAAATTTAAATATCAAGACGAAATAGGAAACTTTGTAGAAGGTACAAGTTCAGATAACATTATTAATGGTGGGAAGCAAGCAACTTCTCCAACATCACTTAACCAAAATGATGGTGGCGATGGATATGTTAAATTTACTCTTGTTGCAAATTCATTAGTAACTGGAAATTTTGGTGAGAACAATGTAAAATTCAGTGATTTTTTCAATAAAGATATGTCTCCGTTAGCCACTACAGGTACTGAAACTTTTGATACAGCTGGCACATTTGCATTCACAGTACCTGTTTACAAAAATACATTTTCAATTGTGGCATGGGGTGCAGGAGGTGGCGGCGGCAGCAGTGATGACTCCGGAAGAAAAGGCGGAGATACAATAGTATCAGCACCAAGCTTTACATTATTAAATGTTAAAGGTGGCAGCGGTGGTGGCAGTGGAGCTACTGAAATTGGTATAGGCGGTTTTGGCGGAACGGTTGTAACTGGAAATAAAGTTGGTACAAATACTGGTAAAAATGGGCAATCATTTACTGTCGAGGGCAACAATGCAGGCGGTGATGGTGGAGGAATATATGGAGGCGCTGGTGGCGAGGGTGGCAGTGCATTTTCACCAAAAGTTGCTAATACACTATACAATGGAACCACTGGAGATTCACCAGGTGGGGGTGGGGGTGGCACTCATATTAATAAGACTTCTGGTGTCCAAATTGGCGGTGGTGGTGGGGGTGGAGCTTACACTTCTTATGGCCCTGTAGTTCCATCAGCATTAGCCAATGGAACTATCTTAACAATAGTTGTGGGTGCAGGCGGCGAAGGCGGCATTGTAAACACTGATATTGTTGGTGGTAATGGCGCCGACGGAAAAGTAACGATTACCTGGACTTAATCCTGTCTATACAATGATCTAGGATAAGGTGTTGTATAATGCCCATCACCCTTTTCAAAACTACGAGCAATTTCAAATGAATTTGGATTTCCACTGCCAATCCACGCTTCGTGATCAAATCGCCAATGATTAATTTCAGGATGAGGTTTAAACTGTGTTGTATTTGTCTTCATCTTGTGATGGGGATGAATTAATGGCGTTAGTCCCACAATGTATTCACTACGTGCCCACCAAAAATTACTGCTGTAATGTGGCCAAGGCTCAACATCCCAATTTGGGCCGCTTGTATCGTGAGTTTCTAATGCTTTTACGTTATCCTGCCATCGTTCGATAACGCACCAATTAAGCCAAGCTTTCCAATCTTCAACATTAGGATTTCCCCATCTTGAAATGCCTTTCATATGAATATAGCAAGCATCAAATGGTTCGTCAGACTCTATACATTCTTTTTGAAGACATGCTAATCCAGGATACTCATGCCAAACAGCACTTTCAGATACATTAACAAGAACTATATTATCGTGTGTATCTCGACTGTTGATGAGAGGCATAAATGTTCTTGGTCTGCCACTTCCCATAATAATAATTTCTTCTGCTGCACGATCTAATCCACTTTTAACCATACAATCCCATTGTTGGTCAAATATTTCCTGCCAGTGGGCTAATTCGTTAACATTCCAAAATATTTTGATTTTTCTCATTATCTTCTTTCAATTGAATTTACAAGCAGACGGGGTGCCATTTGTCGTAACATTTGGCGAGGCCTATTTTCTATTATATCTGCTTGTAAAAGGATGGTGGAGGCCCGGGGAATCGAACCCCGAAGTGCGCCATGCAAAGGCGCCAGTTTCCCGTTAGCTTAGACCCCCGAAAACACATAGTATATATCACTTTACCTGAGTAGCCGCAATAATATTTTTAGTACGTCGACGTTCAATTTGAGCAATTATATCATCGCAGAATTCAGTTTTAATATCAATATCAGCATTTTTCATGCTGCTTGTGAGATTATCTCTTTCATCTTTAATCAATTGTATAACATACTTCATCTCTTTGTCAATAACTTCTGCATATTTCCATGCTTGAAATTCTTTTGCCAAAGCTATCATTTGACGCACAACATAAATTAGACAACCTAGCAAACCAATATTGCAAATCAGCAGCCACATGTCCATAACGGTAACAAATTTCATTTAAGCCTCCATTTTAAAGTAAGTCTTTCTTACAGCAGGATACTCATCAATTGCAGCTCTGACAGCCATATTAAACGCTGCTCTCATACGCTCTTTAGCAGGCTCAGCTCGATCTTCTTTAATCTTATTGGCTAACTTATAATTACAATTCTCTTCTTCAATCCACGCATCATCACGAGCATCAACAAAATCTTCAAGTGCTTCTAAAAACTTATCAAATTGATTCATGTTTTTTTACCTCATTGTTAGTAATATAACATATTTCATTTTAATGTCAATTTTTACCATAGATCTCTAGTTAAAATATCATTCTTAACTAGTATGTTAAATTTTCGCTGTAGCAATGGCGTTCGTAACCTATTTGGAATGAACAATGGAGCATTGTTCCTGGTATAATGAATTATACTAGTTGTGATATTTGAAATTGTAATTTCTCCATCCTTAAAGGTAGCATCACACGTATAAATCCCATAACGTATATCAATAATACTCATTCTGTCAACATCTAGAAATGCTTCAATGAATACTCGTTGTGCTGCATATTGTTCCAATAAACTTCGAACCCAAACGTGGTGATCCATTGGGTGAATCTCAATAAATCGATCCCAATCTTTCCATAATTGTTTGTATGCAATATCAACCTTTTTATAGATTTCTGGAATACGTGACATTGCAGTTTTACTGTATATAAACTGTCCACTGGATTGCCCATTTTCTACTCCAAGTAGCATTATAACATGATTAGTAGTTCCTTCAAAAATTGCCCAGACTTTATCGCCACCATACTTGTCAAATTGGTATCCTGGATCTGTAATGAACATAACATCACAATCAACATAATAAAATTGAGTATAATCCAGTTTCAATGAGTTTTCAATTGCGGCCCATTTTGATAGAAAAGGAACAGGGCATTCAACTTTTGGAAGTTCAATAAATTTAACAGTGGGAAAGTCATTTATCAAATTATATTGATCTAAAAACTTATATTCATGTATATCAAACAATGTAATTTGATAGAATACTACAACATCGAAATCACTTTTCTTATGTTGCATAAGTGTTTCCAAAGAGTAATATAACATTGAATAGTAATCTAACCCTAAGGTATCTGCTATGTAGATAGAATAGAATAAAACTTTATTACTCATTGAGATCCTTTCTGCAAGTCATGAAAAAAGGTGCTACAAATAAGCAGCACCTTTTAACAAATACAGTTCTATTAGAACTTGTAATTTACGCCAAGTGTTACAACGTGATTGTTGTCAAACTTTCTGCCGGTCAAACCGTCAATGTAACGATAACGACCATCGAGTTCAAATGACTTAGTGATGTCATATCGAACACCGCCACCGATGTTATAAAGGGTGCGATCCTTGTTTGTGCCAACAACCTTGTCCCATGCACCCCAACCATAGCCTACACCGGCTACAAGATAAGGAGTTACACCAAATACTGGATAGCTAACTACTGCATTGGCAAAAGCTGTTTCACCAGTCTTAGTAGTAGTTGGAGCTGCTTTAGTATTATAATCCAAAGTTGCTTCAGTACGGATGTACTTGTTCCACTCGTAACCAACAACACCACCAAGCACCTTGGGAGTATTATCGTACTTGAACTTGTTGGTATCGTCGAAGTTACCACCGACAAAACCACCTGCGTACCATCCACCTAGGTTAAAAGCACTTGTTGAAACTGCCGGAGCAGCGGCTGCACTCTTGGATGGAAGATCAGCAGCAACTGCTACTGATGCGCCTGCCACGAGGGCAAACATTGCTGTAAAAAGTTTCTTCATTTCTCTTTCCTTTTGTTCTGCACTGAATAACAGGATTATTCCTGTATCAGCTGGGTTGTAAAATAGACTGAATGCTAGATACTGTACTGTTAAGCATTCCAACAACCGTCTATTATTTAGCTAATATACAGCCTATGTTAATATAAATCAACCTATATTTTGGCATTCAATATATTGTGAATTCAATAAATATTGTAGTCCCACGGGTTTGGAGTTCCATAATATGGCTAGCAATATAAACGTAAACAATATAATTACCACTTTCCCAATTCCTGGTCAAGATAACAGCAGCCAAGGATTTCGAGATAATTTTACCAATATTCAAACCAATTTTAATAATGCCAAAGCTGAAATTGAAGATTTACAAAGAAAGGCTGTATTAAAATCTGCGTTAACTGACGATTTAATTAATAATAACATGGATGGGTCTCTGCTTATTGCAGCTGACATGATTGCCATTAGAGAAACTCAAGTTGATTTTGGAACCGTTTCGGGTGTTATCACATTGGATTTTACTCGAGGACATAATCACAGTGTTAATACAAATGGTCCAATTACTGTTGCGTTTACAAGAATGCCGCCAAATGGAAAAGTTGGCAGAGTTAGATTAAGAGTAAGATTGAATAGTTTAAGCCATACAATAACATTACCCAGTTCAGTTCAAGGTGGCTCACAGTTCCTTAAAGGGTTTAATCCCATTACTCGCAAGATAACTTTTACTAATCTAGACGGGCTTGGTACTTACATTTTTGAATTTTCAAGTGATGATCAGGGTGCTACATTTAACGTACAGGATTTAACAAGAGGAACATTACCCATTCTACTGCCCGCATCCAGAACTGAATTGGGTTGGGTACGAATTGGTGATGGCATTAGTGTTACAGAAGAAGGTTTGATCAGTGCAAATATACTGCCATTTGCAAGTGATACTGTCCCAGGATTAATTAAAGTAGGGGACAAGCTGTCAATTTCAAACGGTGTGTTATCAGTTAAACAAGATATTGGGCTTATCACCAGTGGTGAGTTGAATGGCAGACTAGGTCATATTACCCCAAATACCGGCACATTTACTAATGTTACTGTTGGCAGTGATGATACAACAGTATTTCTCAGTGATAGTTTAGTTAGAATTAACGGCTTTGAAGGTATGAATCCTGTAATACAGATGGGCAATGTTAATGGTTATGCCATAGTGCATGACCTTGCAACTGACAATTTTTTTATTAATAGAGATACACCTGTTGGAACAGGTACACTAACAGCATTAACAATTAGTACAACAGGTAATGTAGGTATTGGCAATACAGCACCTCATTCTAGATTAGTTGTAAGTGGCGGTGGTGGAACTGCTGTTGATATTAGAGATGGTGGTGACATAAATCTAAAAAATGCTGATAATAGTGGAAGTGTAAATCTATACTGCGATACTGACGGACAACTTAATATTAGTCATGATTTATATATTGATAGAAATTTATATGCCATTGGAAATGTTGGCGTTGGTACAAGTTCTCCATTAAAAACATTAGATATATATGGATCTTCGTTTGGTATTAGAAACGGGAACAGTTATGGAATGGCTTCATCTTTTGAAGCTACATTTCCAGGAACTCCAGTTTCTACTAGATTATCGTTTGGTTCAGACAATACAGGTTGGCAGATGCGTTTCGCTAAAAATGTTTCCGGAACATATACTGATTATATGACTATAAATGACAGCGGCAATGTTGGAATTGGCAGAACCGATCCAACTTATACATTAGATGTTAATGGTACTACTAGAATTTTAGGTACATCAGGGGCTGATTCACTATATGTGCAACAAAATGCTGCTCTTAATCCAGCTATTACTGTTATTGGGCAAGCATCAACAAATAATTCACGTATTCGTTTCGTTGATAGAAATCAACTAACAGAACTTTCTAGTATTGGTGATACAGGTAACGGAACATTATTACTTTCTACTAGTGGGTCAGACAGAATACAAATTTCCCCCACTGGTAATGTTTCCATCGGTTCGACAAATGGAGTATCTAGTAGTCTTCGTTATTTTGATGTATATAACCTAGACACAGGATTACCAACTTCAGGTGCTGATATAAGAATCATCACATCTGATACAGCAGGAACTGGTAATACATCATTTGATATAGTAAAACGTAAAAATGGTGCTGCACAACTTATTAATTTTGAAACTAATACTGCTGCTTACATTGGTTTTAATGTTGGGACCACCGAACGTGCAAGAGTAACATCCTCAGGTAATGTAGTTGCTCAGAATAACTTTATTGATTCTCTCGGAAATCTCAGAGATATTCCCATTAAAACAAGATCTTCGTATACATTAATTTTAGCAGACAGCGGTCGAACAATATCAATGACAAGCGGCGGATTAACTGTACCCAGTGGAGTGTTTACTCCAGGACAGACTGTTACCATTTATAATAGTTCTTCTTTCTCCCAAACTATTACACAGGGATCAGGCGTAACAATGTACCAAGTTGGAACTGCAAATACCGGAAATCGAACTTTGGCACAACGAGGACTTGCATCACTTGTATGTGTTGACACTGATACATTTGTTCTTACTGGCGGAGGCCTGTCATAATGTCATTCTATAATGTAATGCATGGCGAAGGTGGAGCTATTAAAATAGATTATCTTATTGTTGGCGGCGGCGGCGGCAGTGGTGGCGCAACTGTAACCAATTATATTAGTGGCGGCGGTGGCGCAGGCGGCGTTGCATATGGAAAGACTAGTTTATATTTTGATAATTCGTATACTGTAACTGTTGGTTCAGCAGGACTTGGCGGAATAGGTGATCTCGATGGAAGTGATGGAAATTCATCTGGATTTTATAATATGTCAGTTACCGGCGGTGGTGGTGGCGGTGCTGGAGTAGGATCTGTTAGAAACGGTCGTGCAGGTGCTTCAGGCGGTGGTGGCCGTGGTGCTGGCGCTGTTGGCGGTGCTGGAACTTCTCTTCAAGGGTTTGACGGCGGCGGCGTTGGAGCAGGTTTAATAAATGCTGCTGGCGGTGGTGGTGGTTCCGCTACAATAGGACAAAGTGTTGTTAAAAGTAATTATGGCGGTGGTGGCGGTGACGGGATAAGCAGTGATATTACAGGTACTTCACGATATTATGCTGGCGGTGGTGGCGGCGGTGGCATTGATCAAGATGGACAAGGTGGTCTTGGTGGCGGCGGTGGCAGAATGTCAGTGGCCAGTCATGACTTTTTTGGTACGTGGACATATGATGAAGGTGCAACAGCAGATCCTTCTCGTTGGGATAATCAACAAACATTTTCAATGACCGATATTGGTTCTTTGGGTGCAGTGGTACTGCATGGGTATAGTCCCCGTACCACTTATACAATTACACATAGTCAATTACCTACACACTCACAAGCTAGATATCAAGTATATTGGCATTGTGTTGACAGCTTAGATTCTGAATATAGTACACTTACAATAAATGGTGAACTATTCGCTGATTTTAGAAAGCAGGGATACTTAGCTCAAAATCAAGGTGAACCAACATTCTATACCAATAGAATGGCTACATCCAAATGGGTTCGTGCAGAATATAGTTATGCACCATGGTCTACTGCAACAGGAATATTTGCTGCGCCAGGTTATATAGTGTTTGATACAGGTTGGATTGACCACACTAGTACTACATTTACAGCAAGTCATTATTTTGGTGCTGATCAAGCACAATCTGACGAAGCAATGTATTTGTCGCATGTAAAAATACAAACTAGGCAGCCCAAGGGTGCAATGACAGTAACCTCCCCTCCAAGTGATTGGAATTTCCTACATAATGGAACAACCAATTGGACTATGGAGTGTTGGTTTAACGCACCTTATACTACTCCACTAAGTGAAGGGACAATGTTCTATACAACTGGGTCAGGGTACGAATCGGGATTTTGGTTGGGTTTAAATGATCCAAACTCATGGTCCGGCGATGCAACTGCAACTGTAGAATTGTATATTATGGCTGGTGGTGCATGGTGTGTATGGAGTACACCAGCAAATTCATGGACGCCAAATGTATGGAATCATATGGCAGTTACATTCAATGCCAGTACTAAAGTTGTTAATATTTTTACCAATGGAATAGCCAAATCACTTACAAAAACTCCAAGCTTAGGTTGGTATGATGTTTTCTCATCTGGGTCTCCTCCAAGAACATTGCAGTTAGGTTCTGGATTTGCAGGATCTATATTCAATTGGCGTATTGTAAAAAGTATTGTTTATACTTCTAACTTTACGCCAACTAATCGTGTGTTACCAACAATAGCCAATACAGTATTAAATGTAATTGGTAAAGCTCCAGGTACAACTCAAGACTTGTCTGGAAATTATAACATTGATAATTCCAATGAAGTTGGACTTAGTACAAACTTACCATTTAACTTAACTGGATCAACAGTCGATGATCCTGATTGTGTTGCTCATTTTATAGTCAATGGTAACAGAACCGCAATAGCTGATAGTGTCAGTAATGCTGCCTTAACAGTATCTAACGCTGCATTTTCAAAGATACCAACTACAAATATAAATGGAATCAAAGTTGGTGGCTCCAACGGTACTGGTTATGTTTCTGAAACCTCTGCACCAAGATTACAGTTAGCTTCAGTTGCGGGTTCATCTTATACTATTACTGCATGGGTCTATAGAACAGGCCCTGGAACATACCCAACGTGGGGTGGCATTATCATAAACAAAGATACTGAATATGAAGTTTGTGTTAGACAAGATGGATTTATTGCTGTTGCTATTAATTGGAGTGGGTCCGGCTGGGTAGTCACACCAGTATCTATCCCATTATATCAAGCAATACATGTTGCAGTTGTTATAGATAATACAGTAATGAAAATTTATACCAACGGCAGTTTACAATATACTAAAGTAGATATGTATCGCGTAGCTGAACCTACTAATAATCCAGTTGTAATAGGCAACAGACCTGGAAACAGTCAACAATTTGACGGTTATATTGGCGATGTACAAATTTGGAAACGTGCTCTTACAGTAAGTCAAATTTCAGCACTGATGTCCTCTTCGGCAGCTGGTATTGCAGGAGATCCAAACACAGGCGGCGGCGCAGGCGGATTAGGAACTAATACTGATACCATCGTTGCTATTGGAACATCTGATGGAAAATCTGCTGCTGGGCCTAAAGGGCAAGATGGTGGGAATCCAATTGATATCTCCGGTTTGTTTGCAATAATGGTAGCTTCTGGTTACCCAGTCGGAATAGGCGGTACTGGTGCCAGTCAAGGAAGTTCTGAAAGTGCAAATGTAAACCATGGCGGAGGTGCCACTGGTGTAGGCGGAGGTGGTGGCGGCGCTGGCTATTACGGAGGCAATGGCGGAGGAGGAACAGGCGGGGGCGGCGGCGGCGGCGCAGCTGGATATACAGGAGTGGTTACTGGGGGTACTGGAGGCGCTGGATTAATCTTTATCCAAAGAGTCACAAATGGAACAACAACAAATGAAAGATTAGCCTCTGGTTCTACATATACTATACCAGCTAACACAACATCAATGAAAGTATGGGTTATTGGCGGTGGTGGTGGCGGTGCTGGATCGCCTGCTGAAGATATTTCTGCGGGCGGTGGCGGTGGTGCTGGCGGCTGTGCTTATAAAACTTGGACTAGTCCAGCAGCCGGAACAGCTACCATGGTTTTAGGTGCAAGCGGTACTGCTGGTTCTGGAGCTAACAATGGAGCAAATGGCAGTGATACTTACTTTACATACAATGGTACAACTATAACAGGTAAAGCTGGATCTGGTGGATACTATAATAACGGGACTAGAGCACCTGGTGGGAAATATACTATCACAGGCGATACTAGTGCATCAGGTGGAGCTGCTGGCGGAAGTGGCGGCGGATCTTTTGGAGATCAAGGCGGTGGTGGTGGTGGCGGTCTTGGCAGCACACTAAATGTAGCCACTGGATATCCAGGTGGATCTGGCGTTGTTGTAATTAGACATGAGACAAAATATGCTCTTACTCCAATCGTAACTGGTGATCCAATTATTACTACTGCTGGTATCTATAGAGTTTACCAATGGAATTCCAGCGGTTCTGTTATATTCAAAACAAATAGAACAGTAAACTATCTCATTGTCGCAGGCGGCGGCGGCGGCGGAGCATTTGGTGGTGGCGGTGGTGGTGGTGGCGTATTGTCCGGTAGTTACGGCTTTAGTATGGCAGAATCTATTGTTATCACTGTGGGAAGTGGTGGTGCTGAATCGCCATATTATGGTACTGGTAGTAATGGAAATAATGGTGAAAACTCGTCAATAAGTGCTTCAACAGCTACCTTTACAGCAATAGGCGGTGGTGGTGGTGGAACTAGAGGGTGGTATTACGATGCCTTCACTGGTCATGACGCAAATTCCGGTGGCTCAGGCGGCGGCGGTAGCCCAAGCGATACAGGGCATCAAGGACAAGGCGGCGCAGGTATAATTGGTCAGGGAAATAATGGCGGCGCAGGCGGAACACCACAATCATGGGCAGGTGGTGGCGGTGGCGGCGCAGGGGGCACCGGCGGTGATGGTTCTGGTGGCGGCTATAGCGGTATAGGCGGCAATGGCGGCGCTGGAATTGGTTCTTCAATAACCGGATCTTTAGTTTATTATGCAGGTGGTGGCGGCGGCTGCGTATATGTAGTTTACTCCTGGGGAACCACTGGCGGAGTAGGCGGAATTGGCGGTGGCGGAACTGGTGCTAAAGGATATGGTGGAAATCAAGGAGCACCGACTGCTGGAGAGGCAAATACTGGCGGCGGCGGTGGCGGCGGACCAGCTCCAGGTGTTGGCAGCGCAGGCGGCTCCGGTGTAGTTATACTATCTTATCCTGATTCTTATCCAGATCCCAGTGCTGTAACCGGTAGTCCTGAGACTACAACTTCTGGTGGTAACAAAATTTATAAATTTGTGAACAGCGGAACAATTACTTTTTAAAATATTTGTATCAATAAATATAACGATAGCGGAGTTTACTGATGACCAGTAATATAAACATTAACAATATAGATGGTACATTTCCGGTTGCTGGAGTTAGTAATGACAGCCAAGGGTTTAGAAATAACTTTACCAATATTAAAGATAACCTTGGTTACGCCAAACGAGAAATTGAAGATTTACAAAATAAAAGCATTGTAAAAAGTGCATTAAGTGGTACTGTCATTGATAATAATATGAATGGTGCTACATTTAATGGTGCAGAGATATATGATCTTCGCGAAACTGAACATAATATTGGTATAGTATCTGGTGCAGTAATACTCGATCATGCTGTTGCTCATTATCACTCATTGAGAACCAATGGTTCCATTACTTTATCATTTACTAATCTTCCAGACTTAGGTAAAGTTGGTCGTTTTAGATTAAAAGTAACTGTCACTAATACATATCATAAGATTACCATTCCAGACTCTGTTACTCAGGGAATTGATGGATTAGTTGATTACGATGAATTTAATAAAGCTATTACGTTTTCAGAACTTGGTACATATATACTTGAATTTATCACAGTTGATAATGGATTAAATTTTCACGTTCAAGATTTGACTAGAGGGTCAAAAATAGCTAGTAAACCATATGAATTACCCCCTGCAAGTGGAAGTATACTAGGCGGTGTTAAGATTGGTGCCACGTTGACAATGAGTGGCAGTAATGTGTTAAATTACAACTTACCAACTGCCACAAACTTATCATTGGGTGGTGTTAAAGTTTCAAATTTAAATGGTATTGCATTAGATGAAAGTAATGCATTAAAGTTAGTTACAGCCACTGATACACAACTTGGTGGTATTAAAGTTGGCACTGGGTTATCAATTAATAGTACATCCGGTGCATTGTCAGTTAAGATTCCAACATTTTTTAATTTTGCAACAGGCAATGCAAGTCCAGTGCCAGACTCACCAATACTATTGGGTTCTGATAATACACCTGATGCAAGCTTAGGTAAAATTTCAGGATTTAATGCATACGATTCTCCAGATTTCCCAAACAAATATTACACTGGATTTACAGTTGTTGGTGCAGGAGTTGGTGCACAAATTGGCATGGGTTGGGATATTGGTGCCCCAGGAGAACTTGGTGGTTCAGCAGGTGTTGCTGGAACAGGTGCTCCTACAAAAATGTACTTTAGAGTTAACGATGATGATGCTCCTGATGGTAATGGATGGTCGCCGTGGTCTAGAATTATGACAGAACACGACAACTTAGGTGGTGGCATCAGTGGAGGATTTGCAAACCTTGTTGGACCCAATGGACTTAGTTTTCCTGAGAATCCAGGTGGAGGTGGTGGCGATGCCGCCTGGATAAAGTATTTTGCTTACAGTGGTGAGAAGACTAATTTAGAAATTGGTGTTAGTAATGACGGTTTTGGAACTGCTCAAGATAGTATTAATCTTGTAAGTCCGGGTGGTGTTGGTATCGGTCGTCAACAGCCTCGTCGTATGTTAGATGTTAACGGCTCAGGGATATTTGTACAACCAGCAAGTGACAGCACAACTGGAGCAGCAATCTTAACGGCTAGCTCTAACGATACTGTCGGTCCAATATTACAATTTGTTGATAATGCAGATTCTGTCGAGCTTGGATATATTCAAGTTGATGCAACTAAAAAAATGACTTTAAAGTATGGTACAGGCGGACTTAGTTTAAATGATCATTTAGTTATTAGTGGTAGCGGGCTAGTAGGTATCGGAACACAAACAAGTTCAAGGCTTGCAGTTGCTGGCCTCATTGAATCAACAACTGGTGGTTTTAAATTCCCAGATGGCACAGTACAAACTTCAGCTAATTCGGGTGGTGGTGTTGGTACTTATTCATTACCCTATGCAAGTACAGATAGATTAGGTGGCATTAAAGTTGGCGGTGGTCTAAGCATAGATCAAGATGGCTTCTTAACTGTTACTGGCGGTGGTGGTGGTAGTGGTAGTACAATTACTGTTATTGGCTCAGCTGAAAGTCAAGTTTTCACCACAGTTGGAACTACTACATGGACTGCACCTTCAGGCGTAACTAAGGTAAAAGCTTATGTTATTGGTGGGGGAGCAGGAGGTGGCAGAGCATATTATGATAGCGAAGGAGGCACAACTGATACCTATGGAGGTGCCGGCGGTGCTGCCATTGGAGTTTATACTGTTGTACCGGGAACTTCATACAATATAGTAGTCGGTGCAGGCAGTGCTGGTTCAATATCAGCAGTATCAACCACTGGTGGAGCATCATCTTTTGGATCATTCTGCTCAGCTTCCGGCGGTAGTGGCAGTGGTAGTAGTGGTGGTTTTGGCTGGTTTAGTGGTGTTGGCAATGCAATTATTGGAACAGCTGGAACTGGAACAGGCGGCACACTAAGAAATAGTGCTATGTCATCTGGGTTGTCTGGCATATTTGTTGGAACATCTTTATCACCCAGTGCCGACGTTAATCCAATTAGTTGGAATGTAAGCTTAGGTTGTATACCTGGATCACCTGGATCGACTGGTCATGGCGGCGTTGGTGGTGCAGTATACCTAGAATGGACTGGAACAGGTGGCGGTAGTGGTGGTAGTAGCTTTAACGGAAACTATGATACGTTATCTAACAAGCCAATTTTATTCAGCGGAAGTTATAATGACTTAACTAATAAACCAACAATACCCAGTGCATATACACTACCAATAGCAACAGGTAGTGTACTTGGCGGTGTTAAAGCTGGCAGCGGTGTTTCCATTGCAGTAGATGGAACAATAAGTTCTACTTCAAACAGTCCATGGGTAGGCGATACAAATGGTAGTTGGGTTGGCATGTATCTAGCAGTAATGACAAATTATAGTCAAACACTTGGTCAGGAAAATTCAGTGATTGGCGGGACCTCCATACCAAATTCAATTTATGGAAAAACTTGGTCTGGAAGTTGGAAAATTTTAAATATTAATAATGCAGGATCAACAGATGGTTATAGCAATTACTTACATACACTAGTTAGAATAGCTTAAGGAAAGATTTAAATGGATTACGGAATAGTACGAACAATGAAATGGGGTAATGCAGATCATACTATCCTAGACTGTATGATTACCTTTCCAGATCATAACGCAGAACTACCATTCACTGCTACTGCTGATGATAACGAAGCACATAGTCGTGAAATTTTCGAACGTGCTGTCAATGGAGATTTTGGTACAATCGACGAATATGTTGCGCCTGCTCGTGACTTAGACAAAGAATGGATTGAATTTAGAGTTAAAAGAAATAAGTTACTTAGAGAAAGTGATTTTAGTCAGTTTCCTGATATTCAATCAACTTTAACTGATGATGAAAAGGAAAGTTGGGCAAACTACAGATCATTATTAAGGTCTTTACCTACAATGACCAATGATCCTGCGCAGGCAACAGAATTTCTACCTAGCCCTCCAGAAAAAGGAATAGTTATTAACAGAGCACCTGAAGACGAGAATATAATATTTGAAGATTTAACACCTACAACACCCTAAGTATATACTGTGTTCTATCTATCCACTCACAGATAATGTCAGACTCTTTAAAATTACCATTCTTCATAATTGCTTCCTCTAAACAAAGGGGAAGCATTTTTTTATCACACATCTCATACCAGTCTAAATTAACATTTAATTTTCCTGGCAGCTTGTAAACTGCTGCTTGAATGTACTTGTTATTTTTATCAATTTTAAAATGACTATTTCTGCAATCAAATCCAGTTACAGCTAAACTCATTATGAGATTACCCATTGTCCAATTAAAATAACAACTATGTTGATATTCAGCATCAACTTTTACATTTCGATGATTATCAACATAGAAATTATATGGAACAGTAACTAACAACATTCCTTCAGGCTTTAATATATCTTGCCAGTGTGATAATGTTTGTATGGGATTTAAACTATATTGTAAACTGTTGTATGCCCAAACAAAATCATGACTATTAGATTCTAGTCCTGTATTGGAAAAATCGCACTCTTTATAAATTATGTTTGGATGACGTTTATTTCTAAGCATATCAATTTTACGGTCAACAGCGTTCACTTTAATTTCTCGAACTTCGCCACTTAGATCTGTTAAATTTGCCCACCATAATGCATCAGTACCAATTCCACAGCCCATATCTGCTACAATTTCAATGTTGTCAATGAAGTCGTAAAATTGACTTAACACAGTTAATGTCTTAAGATTATTATCTTGCATATTAATTTTTCCCTTGTAAGAAATTATCCAATGTATTAGAATTTCTATTAATGTTGATTGCAATAGCAGATGGATACGGATTACTAGGTGCAAAGTCATTTATCAATATTCGCTTAGAATGATGCAACCCAATTAATAATTGACAATTTGCAAAGCCCAAATTATTTAACATTGCTCTTGTTTGTTCAAACCAAATCTTTGGCCTAGCAGAAATAAAAATAATTTCTGCTCCATCTAATAGATATTTCTGTAGTATATCGACATTGTTTTGTAAGACAACTGGAGCAGTGTCATATGTATTCTTCCCAAATGCTGCTTGATTTTTAATCAATGTTCCGTCAATGTCACAAAAAATAGTTGGCTTATCATTGAATCTTTGCCAATCTTCTTTAGTGCCTAAATCAATGAAATTATCAATTCTATCTGCGACAAATATTGATCCATTTGATATCATATGATCTACTACTGAACTTATATAAATTTCGTCTAGCCTAGATTTTTTAAGTTCTTCAAATGCTGCTCGATACTCAATAGCAGAAGCAAATTGATATCCGCCAACACAAAACAAATCGCTTATAATCTTCTTTTCAATAGTGCATAACACGATATCTTGATCATTTACTTCAACATAGCTTTTATTTGCAGGTGCTCGTAATGTTGGATGTTTATCTAATATGTCTACACAAATACGATTACCTGTTGATAAATTTGTATGATCAAATACACTGTCACAGTCATGAACTAAAAAGGTACTATCAGTTAAACCAATTTGTTTTAATGCTTGATTTATAGTTTCAGCTGGACCCGACGTTAACTTTGGAAGTATTACAACATTAATTTTATCACCAAATACTGTTGCCATTGTTTTTTTAATATTAAAATCATCTTCGTGCTGTTGTAAAACGACGATGTGAATTCTATGTTTGCCTATATACGGCTGTGCTGCTAACTCCAACATCATTCTTCCCTGATAATCAGTAAGAAGAAACTTTGGCCTCATATTATGAAAACGTGTACTGAGCCCTGCACAAGGGATTATAATATCCATAATCTTTCAATCTCCCGTAGTAAAAATTCTTTGTCTTGTTTATTATTAGCATAAGGAAAAACACGTAGCAACATTAATATTGTCAGTGAATAATTACCAACGATTGGATATTTCTTTAAAATAACATTCTTAATGTCTAGTAGCTTTCCTTGTATTAGCACTGATTTATTACGTATTGCCCAATTACATTCTAAATCTTGCATTAGCTTTGCTAAATCAAATACCCAACTGTCAAACTCACTGGTCAATGGATCTATTAGATAAAACTTATCATTTATACCATACAAACAATTGTCAAGAGTTAGATCACCGTGATACTCACTTGACGGAAGTAGCTTTGGTAGCTTATCAAATAATTCATCTGAATCAAACGACAAGTATTCAAAAGTTATATTTTTATGCAATTTATTTTCATATATTGTTGTATAATCTTTAATTTGATATGATTGCGTAAACTTACCTATCAGGTCTAACAACCAACTAGCAAAGGAATCAATTGAATTTTGTGTTAACCAGTTTACCATATCAACGTGTCGAATGTATTCCATATCATAATACTCTTCACATTGATATAGAATTTTAGGAACTAACAATCCTAAATTACGTAGTGCATCTAATCGCTCAATATTACGATCTACTTGTCCAATTTTTCTAACAAATGTAATATCATCAAATTGTAGAAGTTTAACTTTGCTTCCACTGTATCCAGTAAAGTTTTTTATTGTTATCAAATCACTCATCACTAAGTAGTTAGTCAAGGAAAATGTAATGCTTGAAAAAATTCAAAATCAAAATCCAATCTCATATGAATATGCTTTAATTATGTCGCCACCGGGATTATTTCTAGAGTTTGGCGTAGGAAATGGTACAAGTATTAAACACTTATCTTCATTAACAACAAATAAAATCTACGGGTTTGATAGTTTTACCGGACTACCTGAGGATTGGACTGATGGGCATAATAAAGGACATTTTGCCTGCGACCTTCCTACTGATATGCCAAGTAATGTAGAATTAGTAGTTGGGTTATTCAATGACAGTCTTCCTAAATTTTTAAAAACACATACAGACCAAGTTGGTTTTGTACATATTGATTGTGATCTATACAGTAGTACTAAAACTGTATTGGACTTACTAAATGACCGTCTTCTAAATAATACTATAATTATATTCGACGAATTTTATGGATATGCAGGATGGGAAAAACACGAATATCTTGCATTCAATGAATTTCTAAAAACATATAATTGGCATTATGAATATTTAGGAGGTATAGAACCACACCCATTCTTTAGAAAGTGCTTTAGAATTTTTCGCTAATCTTTAGACCAATATTCACCATTAATAGCAATCCAATCATAAGGGTATTCAGTTAAATTATGCTTTGGCCAACTGATACCCTTTATCTCTGGAAAACTTACAAATAATCTATCTAGATTCTTCTTTTCCGTTGCCCACGCTTCATCTTTCATTGGTGCTTTGTTAGTTATATACTGTTGGAAATTAGTTTTGTGATTAGCAGCGTCTGCATCATATCTGGCTTAATAATGCATACCCAGCCACATTTCAGTTTGAGTTTGATGATCGTAAACAGCACTGTATGGATCTTGAACATTATCGCTTGTTGTATTAACAAATGTATCAAATGGGCAATCAAAGAATTTACGCATATCCTCAGTGAATCCACAAAAAATATGATCACGCGGATGATAAACGAATTTTGTTGCTAAACTTAAGACGTAGAGTCTTCCCATTGGCTCCCCAACAGTTTTAATTCTAGTTTCTGGATTATCGTGTTTGATCCAGTAATCAATCATTAATTTTAATGCTAGTGCAGATACAACTAAATCCGACCTTATTTTAATGCAGTACTTTGATTCTACCTTTTCAAGACCATTCTTAGTTGTGTTTATCTGCAGATTTCTATTACCAATACCAGGAGCAACTAAATCATTATTGACAAACGTAACACCCTCAGGTATCCTAAAAGGGATAGTACTATCATATGAACTTAAAATGACTTTGTCAACAAAGTCTAGACTTCTATAGATTTTTAATGCGTCAAAAGTTGTTAAAGTACTGCTTCCTTGAACTAATATATCTACTTTCATTTAAAGATCCTGTAATAAGTTTAATAGTTTAGGGCCTTGCATATTATAGCTATGTTCCACCCGCCATTTAGCTGCTTGATTCATTATTCTGAGATATTCATCACTCAACGAGTTTATTTCTATAATTGTATCCTGTATACCCATTGCCAATGATAATGGATCAAATCCCGGCATTTTAAATACAATGTCATTTATATCATCAAATATACTGTTGGGAGTTACTACAACAGGGATGCCAGTAGAAATACTAAGTCGGACGCTTGCACTTGTTGGTTCTGTAGTCATTTGATAACTGTTTACAATTATATCGCAACTGGATAGCAAATTTAAACTTTCCAAATCCGTTAGAAAATCTGTATAAAATTCAACATAATCCTCTAGATTTAATCTCGATGTTAATTCTAATGCTTGTAATACTGTGCTATCGGAAATGTCAGATGGATGTTTAGCGTTAACTAATCGCAAGCGATAGTTATGACCATCATCTCGTAATAGCTTTATTGCATTTATAAGTTCTAAAATTCCTTTATTTGGAAAGAAAAATCCATAACTACCTACTAGTATACTGTCGTCTATTTTTGGAATCTTTTTAAATTCTTGCTCAATTATAGGAAGTGGAAAAACAATACAATTTGTTAACGAGGAGAGTTTTTTATAGTCAGCTAATGTCTGCACAGTTACCAGGTTACATAGTTTTGCAAAGTAGATAATCTCATTGGTTTTTTCGCCTAAGCTATGAATCATCAAAATAATTTTCTTATTACTCGATAACCAATTAATTAAATTATTCAGTGATTGACTATTGAACAATCCATAATGATATTGTATAACAACGCAGTTTAAATCAAATTTATGTATGTGTGCTGCTAAATTTTCAAATGAATCAAATCCAGTATTCCAACATCTAGATATATTCTTATCGTCTGGTACTATCTTATTATTAGTATTAGCAGCCAATATAATTATTGGTTGATTGAATGTGTCAATCAAATGTTTACTATACGCAGCTATCCCACATTGAGTATTATATGTACTAACCCACCCTATTTTCAAATTAGAATCTCTTTCAGTCGTTGTTGACATTTTTCAAAATTCCAATTTTGTTGAATCTTCTTAACTTCGTCTGCAGAAATTTGGATGCTTTCTTTAAGACTACGTTGTGGATATGGAGTTATATATTGATGTAAATGTCTGAATGTAACATCCGTTGACACTGCAAGTGGTCTTCCACTAATAATTGCTTGATCTGTTGCAGCAGCAAGTCCAGGAAATTCTATATATGAATTACGATGATAAAAGAAACAATTTAAAGTATTATTAGAACACCATTCTAATAGTTCTTTATCACTAAAAAAATTAGTTGTAATTTCAAGTTTAACATTAGGTGCATAAATTGATCTGCAAGAATTGATAATTTGACTATATACTTCGTTATCTCCATATGTAGCTGTCGGGATATTAATCCTAACTATTGACTTTTCAAATTCTTTACTTGCTGCTTTAATTACTAAATCAAAACCTTTATCAACTGTTGGATATCCGAAGCTTCCGATAATAGGAATATCGGATACAACATTATTCTGATTTGCATTTGTAATATCCAGTGGACGTGGAAACCAATGAAATCTATTATCTAAGTATTGCATCGTTGGGTCCATAACAATATATCCGTCAAAATCGTCGCTCTCAAGTCTGACAGTAGGATTATTCTTGGACATTTCTAATATAATGCTATACTTTTTACCAACTAAATTTTTAAAATTTTCTGATTTAATATTTTCAAATCCTCTCATGGTTGCATGATGATAATTGAAAATATAGTATTCATAGTTTGATTTTTCTTGTTGGTTGATTACTATTTTTCCAGAATAGAGCTTATCAATATTTAAATCATTGAGTTCACAATATTCTATGTTTAATGAATCAGTATCTTTAATGGATTCATAAATCATTTTTCCAGACTGGTAAATACTGCATTGTGCAGCATTGGTATTAACAAACAATAAATTCTTTTTATCTTTCACTTTTTTTTTATTACTTGATTTATAAAATATGCAGCGTCAATGTCATCAACTGTATCACTGAATATAAAACTTGCTTCACATTGTAGTCCATATGTTAATATGTCTGATTCAACACGACTAAAACATACAAATCGTTTATTAGCATCTAATAAGTTAGATTTAGTTTGTGTATAGGTATATGGACTACTATTCTTTCCAACAATAACTTTGGCAAACTTACTCAGATATGATATTTCAAGCAGATCATTTTCCATTTGAAATATATTATATGTACATCTAATGTTACTTAATGTTGAGTTAATGCCATGTGTTACAATGAATGTATCATTTGGATACTGACGAGCTAAAATTTCAACAGTGTTCTCCATAAAGCCCATATCACTTTGTGCGCTTTTTACTAGGTTGTTGCAAATTAAGTACAATGAACCTGTAATTTCGCTTACAATTTGATCTATTTTACTTGTGTCAATCTTAGAATAATCAATATCAGGAATATAATCCCAAACTGATTCTAGAATATTCAAATTCAAATTGAAATGCTGATTTAAAAGACTATGCATAGTCTTAAAGATTACATAATGATCTAGATATGGTGGGTGAAAACCTTCCCACATTCCTTCATATGCACCAATCCAAGTATTAATAAAAATTGTATCATCGCTTTGTGCAAACCGAGTACGCTGATCAATACTATTTAAAATTTGATCAATTTTATTTGGAGATAGGGTAAATGTCACAAGATCTCGAGTTGCAAGTGGATTATTGCGATGAGCATAAGAATAACGAAAGTCTGGTAACTGACGTTGAATATCAGTTACCAACCCTCGAGTACTAAACAAATCTCCATAATGCCAATGGTTAAAAAATACTATATTTTTCATGTTTATCCTATAATTTGAAATGCGGGACATGGGACTACAAGCTTGCCGCCCCCTGCAATGAATTCACTTTCACGCTTTACGAACTCGTCGATGAAGTGCCAGGGAAGAACAAGCAAGTAATCAGGCTTTGCTGCTCTCATCTCTTCTTCACTACAAATTGGAATGTTCGTTCCAACTGTAACAAGTCCAAACTTATATGGGCTACGTTCAGCAATGGCAGTAACTAGATCTGGAGTAATACCAAATAACTGAAGTAACGTATTGCCTTTAGTGCTGGCGCCATACCCATATACCTTCTTATCTTCTGCTTTAGCTTGATGTAGGAAATCCAATACCTGTGTCTTCAAGCTGTTGATGTTAGCACCAAAATCTTCCCAAAGTGCAGCACTACTGATATCCCACTTATTCTTTTCAAGTTCAAGTGTGCTGGCAACACGGAAGTTGCAGACATCACGGAGAGGAGCAGTACCAAACGTAGTCTTATCAGCGGAAGCCTTCTGGAAATACACACGAAAACTGCCGCCATTTGTATCATTTAGACTGCAATCACGGATAACAAATCCTTCTGCTTCAAACAGCTTCTTGATACTGCTGAGGCTGTAGTAGTAAACGTGTTCATGACAGATGTTATCAAAAGCAAGCTGCTTAAGCATCAAAGGAGTATAACTCATCTGTACAACAAACACACCATCGTCTTCAAGAATACTATGCACATCACGAATAAATGGACGTGGATTATCCAAATCATAGAACATAGCAATACAAGTAACTACCTTTGCCTTATAATCGCCATACCCTGTGCGTTGATAAGCATCTGCTGAGAAGAAATCCTGTACTACTGAATTTGCAACCTTAATACTTTCTGCAAAGTAGCTATCATCAGCTGGATCAATTCCAAGCTTTACCATATTGCCAGGAACTTGACGTAGTAGGGTTCCATCATTGCAAGCAATATCAAGCCAAACATCACCATTTTCAATCTTAACACGACTGGTGATTTCATCAACAATATCACCCAACTGCTTAGTCATACTAGCATTAATTCCACTACGATACCAATATTGCCCATACATCTTATCAAGAGGAGCAACACCGTCCAGTCTAGCTGCACCAATTTCTTCGTCTAGATATAGATCCAAACTCCAAGGCTTAGTCTCACGCATTTCTGCATCTGGCTTCATGAAATCACTTACATAGTGATCGCCTAGTTCAAGTAACTTCTTCATTAAAATTCTCCGTTTGTATATGATTTTGTTTCTACGATATTACTATTGCATTTCTTATTAATAATTTGTTTTACTTCTGCTCGACGTGTATTCATTCTGTATGTGTTTGCAGCAAGAGCCATAAACGCAAGGTCATAAGATTTGTCGGATCCATACTCTCTAGCTATGTCTTCGTTATCCCAAATGATCTTATTAACTTCTTTTAATTCATTAACTTCTTCAGTTAAATCAATTAAAATAGCAACAGTAAGTGCTTTCAATTGATCAAGTTCATTAGTAACATGTGCAACTTTAACAGAATCTGTATACTGTTCCAATTTAATTTCTAATATAGTGATCTTGTCAAACAATTCACCAACACTAATAGGGGCAAGTACAATCATGACTGGTATGCTATCTCCATATCAGATCTACACATATCATTGACTAAGTCTTGAAGTGTGAATTCAGGTTTCCAACCAAGTACATCTCTTGCTTTAGATGAGTCACCGCACAAATTAACAACGTCAACTGGTCGATAAAAATCTGGATTTACTTGAATCATAACAGAGCCTGTTACTGCATTACGAGCAACTTCGTCGACTCCTGTTCCTTCCCACTCTAACTTAATATTAAAATAATCAGCTGTGAAATTACAAAATTCTCTAATACTAGTCTGTGTGCCAGCAGATACAACATAATCATCTGGCTTATCTTGTTGAAGCATCATCCACATTGATCTTACATAGTCCTTAGCATGTCCCCAATCACGTAAACTATCCATGTTTCCAAGTTCAAGTACTTTTTGCTTACCTAACATCATATTAGCAAATGCATTGGTAATCTTTCTAGTAACAAATAGCTCCCCACGTCGTGGGCTTTCGTGATTGAATAAGATACCATTACATCCAAATATATTGTAACTTTCACGATAATTCACAGTGATCCAATATGCATAAAGCTTTGCAACACTATAAGGACTTCCTGGATAGAATGGTGTTTGTTCATTTTGAGGTATATGAGGTGTAATACCAAACATTTCACTTGTGCTTGCTTGATAAAATCTTGTATGCTCCTCCATCTTCAATGCACGGATACTATCAAGTATACGCAACGGGCCGAGAGCGTTAATATCACCTGTGCATTCAGGCATCTCAAAACTTACCTTAACATGGCTCTGTGCAGCAAGATTATAAATCTCGGCAGGTTGAATTTTTTCAATTAAGTTTCTAATGTTATTACTGTCGCTTAGATCACCATGGTGAAAAGTTACAGCTTCCCTAATATTAATAGTATTGGGATGAAGAAAATTTGAACTACGGCGAATCAAACCGTGTACTTCATATCCCTTATCTAATAGAAATTCTGCAAGATAACTACCGTCTTGCCCTGCAATACCTGTGATTAATGCTTTCTTCATTACTACCCCTGTGATACTATATATTTTACTTTAGTTTGTGTTGCCAACTATTTGGCAATTAAATTTCTATTCTTGTAAATATTACTACATTATAAAAAAACAATCAATTAAAATATGGAACAAACATGCGTATTATGGTAACGGGATCAAATGGATTTATTGGTAGTCAGCTATCAGCATATCTTAAAGAATATGGTCATAGAGTATTTGATTGTAATAGATCAACACTAGATCTTCAGGATGCCAACGCAGTAAAAACATTTTTTAACAGTAACTTTTTTGATGTTGTTATTCACTGTGCATTAGTTGGTAGAGAAGACCTATACTCAATCAATGAAAGTATTGTTAAAGATAATATTAGAATGTGGGATAACCTAGTTAACAACAGACATCGTTACAGGAAGTTAATTAACTTTGGTAGTGGTCATGAGTTTGATGTTACAAAAGATATTAACTTTGCAGAAGAACTAGATATACTCTCAGTTGAACCTGAAATATCATATGGCAAAGTTAAGAATATGATTGCTCGAGACTTACTACAGTATGAGAACTTCTACAATCTAAGAATATTTGGAATATTTCATTATACTGAAGGACAAAATCGGTTTTTCAGAAAGATTGCAAGAAGCAGTACAAAAGAATTTCATATTGATCAGGATAGATATGTTGATTATATCAATCTTGAAGACATCTTCCCAATGGTTGATATTATCATTAACGGCGAAGCAAAACATCATGACATTAATATGGTATACCAAGAAAAGTTAATGTTAAGCGAAATGGCTCGTATGTTTAATGCTATTACCATGAACAATGCTAAGATTATAATTGATGAACCAACTGGATTATCATATACAGGTGACCATCGTCGATTCAGCAGCTATGGAACAATGAAGATGGGACTACCACTTGGATTTCTTAGATACTGAAGTCTTCCATGCCAGCAACCTTTAGCTTAACCAGATTGCTAAGTTGCCATTGCTTACTGTCGATTCCTTTCATGACACCAAGCCATTTATTACGAAGTAGTGCAACTTCATTAATTATAGTTTCGTAATCAACAACTTCTTGTTCACCGTCAACATACTTTTCAGCGTCACGCGAACTAAGTGCTCGGGCGTAATGTTCCAAATACTTTTGGAAGTGCTTACGCCTAATAACACGAATTTGAATGTTAAGATAATTCAAAACTGCTTCAATCTCTTGTAATTGATTAAAACGATGTTCTGTTATGCCAGGTAACGAACTGATAGACTTTTCTACATTTCCTTTAATGGAGATGTCTATCTTAGCATTGTTCAATTCATCTTCGTAATACTGAATAAATCCAGGAATACTTCCCAAATTGGCCGTTACCTTGGCATACCACATTATTCGTCATCTTCATCTTTGTCTTGAACGTCAATATGTTCTTTTATGGCATTAAGCATAGCTTTATCAACAGCTAGATCTTCAAGGTCACTATCATCTAGGCCCAATTCAACTAGTTCATTGATAACATGATCTGCTGCTGACTGCCTATCCTTAACAGGGACATATTCCTTAACAGTCTGCCACATGGCTACCAAATATTCAGTATCACTCATCTGCAACTTCCTCTGCTTGCACATTAACAATAGACTTAGTAGAAGATTCATTCCATTCGTCAATGATTACCATTAATTTATCATCTGTCCATCCTTTACGGAATTCTTTAATGATCTCACCGGTAGTTGAACTTGTATAAGCAAGTCTGTTGCCTTCCTTAACTAGAATGCCCTTTGCTTCAAACATATCAAGCAATCCACTGGTGGGACTCATACCAGTCTCATATGGGATTTCAACCTGTACTGATTCAAATGGCTTACTATAACGTGTCTTCATAACCTTACAAGCACTACGGATACCATGTACTTGGCTGGTCTTATTGCCATCAGCATCAGTCTTTAGCTTAAGCTTACGCATAGCTACAACGATGGAACTTGCATAGATAAATCCTTGCCCACCACTGATCTTATCGTCTGGATCAAACATATCCTGCGATGCATAAGTGTGGTTAGTACAGACCATACCTACATTTGCTGCACCAAACATATTAACACAGTTACGAACCAGTGCTGTTAGTGCCTTAGGCTTACGACCCATGTCACCCTTCATTTCACCAGCTTCGAACTGATTAACGTCAGTTGGAGTAAGCAACATACCTAGCGAATCAATAACAAACAATACCTTTGGCTTAGTTTCGCCATCGGGAATTGTCTTATATTGCTTCATAAACTCACTGATAGTACGAGCAACGTCATCAATCATTGCCATGTTCATCTTCAATAGCTTATCTGCACTAGTATCAACACCAAGTGCATGTAGCCAAGATTCATCAAGGGCATTCTCGCTATCAATTAGGATACAAAAGATATCCTGTTGCTGTGCGTTCTTAACAATATTACCGGAACAAATATAAGATTTGCCAGCACCAGATTCGCCTGCAAATACTGTAACCTTACCAAGTGGAATACCCCTATGGAAGTCGCCGCTAATAAGATAGTTAAGTGTATAATTTCCAGTTGAGATCCAATCTGTTGGATCATTGAACCCAAAACTGAGTCCGTCAATGCTCTTCGTCAAGTCCTTTCGGAACTTTGAAATATCAAAAGGTTTAGCCATAATTTTTCCTATCCATTTAAATGTAAGAGTAGGGTAGCGACAATTATGCCACTACCCTTTTAGTATTAAGAAGTCTTACGATTGCGAATCATTGCAAGAATGTCTTCTGCACGTTGATTCGACTTAGGTGCTTCAGTTACAACTGGCGCACTAGCAGCAGACTCATTGTCCTCCCACGGAGCAGTCTCTACCTTAGGAGCGGCTGCAACAGGTGCGGGACGAGCAGCAGGTGCCGGGGCTGGAACATCATCCGCATCGGGATTGCTGTTACCTGTGCCAGGTGGCTTGTAGTACTGGCCCCAACGATCAGCATCATAAGTCTGACCGTCAACGGATGCTTCAAACATCTCTTTAATAATCTTGAGCTCAGTGTCTCCAGGCTTCTTTGGAAGGAAGTCCTTGAGGTTAAACAAACCATATGTTTCGATTGCTGCACGTTCAGCGGCTGTTAATGCAGACTCTTTACGAGCCCACTTGCTAGTGCTGTAGTCTGCATACTGACCCTTCGTAGTCTTGGTAATGGAGAAATCCAATCCACGATCATAATCAGTAGGCATCTCTTCGACCTCAGTGTCCTTCAACACTGCGGTAATCACAGGATAGATGCTGGGGGACACCACAAACCTGCGAATTGGGTTCTCAGGTACACTGTCCTCACTCATTGGTGATTCACGTACAAAGCCCTGAAATAGATATGAACGCTTCTTCCAATACTTACGACCCATGTCTTCGAGACTCTTGTCCTTAAACCATGTGCGTACTTCAGTGAGTACTGGGCAGGTTTCGTTATACATTTCCATACATGGAACCTGTACAACAACTGGCTTACTGCCAGGCTGACCCTTAATACCACTAAATGGGAGACGAATCATTGCACGTTCTACCCAAAAGAACATGTTAGATGTGTCACCATCTGGAAGAAAACGAAATCTTGCTGTTGAAAGTTCTGGAATGTTCCAGTGTGCGTAGACGGAATTATCTCGTCCGCTGTTTGAGTTGTTGCCGCCACCGCGGTTTTCCATCTCTGCTAGTTTTGCTCTAATTTCTGCCAATGAAGCCATTTTAATTTTCCTTTATGTTGCCTGATCGTTGTGAGCAACTACTCTCAACGTCATAGTTATTTATACTTGATTGCTCGATTATAGTCAATAAAAAAGCAACATGTTGTTCAGGCATGTTGCTAATTTATTATATTCTGTTCTTTAAGTCTATATTATTTTAAGCCTGCTAACTTCTTCATAAGAGCTAGACTATCATTAATTGGATTTACTTCAATGCCTTCTGCAACTTTTTCTTCTTTATCGTCAAGAGCCTTAGTCATTGGCTCTTTTTCATCACCATCTTTATCAAAATCTAGATAGTCTGGCTTTTTAGTTTCTTCGTCGCCAACTTCTGAAACAACTTCGTCGCCTTGATTTGCTCTTGCTGCCACTCTTTCAGCAACCTTAGTCATTGGATGTCTAGCTGATACACGTTCTGCTACACGTTCTGCTGCTGTGGTGCCACCAGTACGAGTAGCAACTCTTTCTGCTACACGTTCTGCTGGTGTACTAGTAACTTCTCTTGAAGCAGCTCTTTCTCTAATTCTATCCATTGGAGTTTCTTCAATGTCGACTTCATTTACTTTCATTTGACCCATTCCTTCTTCATCAGCGTCAATTTCGTCCATCATGTCTGCTTCGTCGCCTTCGCCGATGCCATTAACAAAGCTTTCAAACTCTGCTTCTTCACCACCTTTAACTTTGCCATGTAGATCTTTTCTTTGTCCAAATGCCGCGACACGTAGTTCTTTCTTCGCATCTGGATTAGCCATAACTTGCTTTAGGTCATCCTGATAACGCTTTGCTAACTGAAGTGCAATCTGCATATCTTCTGGAGAAGCCTTACCATGATCCATATCTTGACCAATTTGACTTGCCCAATTTGCAACATCACTGTTATCCATACCAATACGATCAGCCACTGTGCCTAGTACACGACGAAGTAATGCTTTACCATCAGTGTACTTACTACTAGCAATCAAACGATCTTCTGCTGGATCATCCTTAAGTACCATTCTCCAACTTGGATCTTTCAACTTTGAGGCTACAGCGCCAGCTGATTCTTTGAGTGCTTCCATAATATTTCCCTTATATTGCTTGTAAGCCTTTGCGGCGCTATTGATCCAATTATCCAAATTCTCATTATATACCTGTTGAACAAACATTGGCTTAATATCTTCCACATCAGTCTGTTCTGCCATTATTTTGCCAAGATCTTCAATGTTCTCATCAAAACGGCTATTGTTTGCAAGTCTAAACAAACTACGCTTGATGCTTTCTTTAATTGCTGCTGCTGCTTCGATAACATGAACAGCATCTTCACTTTCAAAAGTCTTACGACGTGTAGCACTAGCAAAGCGACGTAGATTGGACATCTCATTAACTGCTGTACTAATTAACTTACCATTATTATCATATGGTGTGCCACCATTGCTAACATGATTAGCCATTGCTTTAGCAGCCATTACACTTTTAAATGGCAAAAGGAATCTTTCACCTGATTCATTTACAAGGAAAATTCTGTCAACACGCAACAGTCTATTATTAGTATTTTCATCCATTCTTTCACTGTGAACAACATGGATTCTTACGTTGTTTAGATCGCCTTCGCTGACCTTTCCACGACGTGCCCATAGTACTTTGCTTTCGCCAACTAGGGACTTTTCTTTATTTTGACTTGTCACGAATTTTAAATCCTCATGAGTTAGTATATCTTTATTAATATCTCTTACATCCAGTCCTAACAAGTGAGATTTGGCAAACTTTCTAATTTCCTGAAGAAATCTATACCATGCATTCTTATCATCTTTGTCCATATACTGTGTAACATCTAACGAATAATAAACTTTAAGCTTTTGAGTATCAATGAGACTGGCGGTAATATTACCAAATTTAACACCATCAATTTCAAAATCAAAGTTAAAGAATTTTGCATCCGCAGGATTGCTAGTGGAATTACCTTCCTGATCACCCATGTTGATCTTAGGGAAGCGATTCCTAAGTTTAAAGAATAAATCGTTTGCTGCTTGTTCTATACCGGCCATACTGTATTTAGTTTGATTTGAAAATGTTAGGCAATAAGAAATGGCATAGGTTCAATGATATCTTCCAAGCTATCTGTTAATGTTTCACTTAAATCTGAATCATATTGACGTAACATCATTGCCATTCTAACTGCTAGTAGCGTACTCATTACAAGATCATCAGTTTCGCCGATCTTAGCCTTATATGTGTTGCCTAATGCAACAAAGTTTTTAAGTTCACTTATTAGACTTTTACTTCTAATAATCATTTTATCCTGCTCTACCCACAGTTTTAATTTAGCACAAGCTGCAATTTTACTGCGATGACTTGTATTAAATCCTTTGCGATATCTACGTCCATTTCCAGGAACACCCGGTTCACTTAGAAAGTTTCCTGCAATTCTTTCTTCACCAATGTCGTATATTGCATTAAGTGCTGCTTCGCCAATTGTATTGTTTTCAACACTATAGTATAAGTTTTCAGACTCATCTGTTATTTCTACAATGTATCTACATATCTCACTCATTATTCCAACTTGTCGTTGAATAACAGTTAGATTGTGTTGCCATTCAGCAGCTTGAGTTAAGGTAGTAAGATTCCATACTTGTATAGCAGCTGGGTCGCCGCCAGTACCCAAACTAGGATCAAGGGCCACACCATATATATTACCTCTAACTGGTTTTTCATACCAACGCACCTGTCCTTGCTTTTCAATTGGATTAACACCATCCATGATTGCTAGTTTACTTGGAGCAATAAGTGTCTCATCAAAGATAATGAATTTACATTCATGTTCACGTTTAAATCTATCATCACCAATACTTGCACGTTCTTGCTCTGCCCATGCTCGAGTACGTTCTGGATGTCTATCCCATGGGAACATGATTGGTGCAAACCCATTCTTACCTAACTTGGTTTCATTGCCAAATTCATCAAACTTATGATTAGCAACACGCCAAATATCAGCAAATTGATCTTCATCGCTGTTTGGAGTACTTGTAACAATTGCTTTACCACCAGTTGACAGTGTTGGACTAATAGAAGTCCAAAATTCACGAGCAATAGTCGGTCGGACGAAGGCAAACTCGTCGCAGTACAGTAGCGAAATACTCATACCACGACCAGTAGTTTCAGTTGTTGTAGCACTTACAATACGTGAACCGTTATCAAATTCAATTGATCCTTTATTGTAACTTGTAACACCACAACGAATAAAATCAGGTACAGCTTCATAAGCATATCTAATACGCTGCATGATTTCCTGTGCGCCAGTATACTTGTGAGCAGCAATAAGGATAGTGCAATCAGGTATAAACATTGCATACCAAAGTAGATATCCAGCTGCGCAGGTAGTTTTACCCATTTGACGTCCAAGCATATTAATACTAAAACGATTACCATGGTAGTTTGCAATTAGTTCAATTTGGTAATCAAATGGTACAAATTGTATACGACCACGCAATGGGTGCTGAATATAGAAAAAGTGTTCCATAAAGTACATTGGACCTGTTGTCATATCAGCACACTCAAGCAGATGCAACTTCTGTGCATCAGTATATGACATTCTCATATATGGTTTTTTAATTAGATCATCTACGCCGCTCATATATCAAACATTTGGTTGCAATTTATATATCTAGTTTTATCAAATGGATCAGTATATGAGACATTTACTGTTTGGATCGGGGCTTCGATATTCACTTTCCAATGATTTAAGAATTTATGTATACGGGGAAATTCAGGGACAAGATCCTCTGTTTGCCAAAGAAACTCTTGCAATAGCAACAGATGGTCAGGCATATAGTAGTATATGTGAAGGGTAGTAACTCGCCAATCGCTCCAACGTCTCATACAAATATTTATTGACAAAACTTAAAAATAAGTTACAATATAATATAGGTTTTCAATTGGTAAATATGAACGATGTCAGCAACTCTAATACTCAATGCTAACTGGCAGCCTCTTAGTTGGTTACCCTTGTCAGTTATTAATTGGCAACAGGCTATCAAGCTCCAGTTTATGGATCGAATACAAATCATCGAATACTATGATGATTGGGTAGTACATAGCCCCAGCACCACACTAATGGTTCCAGCACTGGCAATAACCAAAGATTATCATGCCTTTAAAAAAGGTGTAAGATTCAGTCGTGTTAATATGTATCTTCGTGATCTGTATCAGTGTCAATATTGTGGTGAAATATGCGATCATCACGAATTAACAATTGACCATGTTAGACCTAGATCTAAGGGCGGTAAAACCAATTGGGAAAATTGTGTTGCTGCTTGTGTGCCATGTAACCAAGAGAAGAAGGACAACTATCAAAAGCCAATTAGGGAACCATTTAAACCTGATTATTGGCAGTTGTCAGCTAGGCGTAAGAATCATAATTATGAGATTAAACATCCAAGCTGGGTGCCATTCTTATCTTAACGACGTCTTGTAGTGGTTGTTCCGTGTAGTGCGTACCAAGCAGGGCTACCTGGTTTAATTCCATATTCTTTAGCATATTGTAGCAGAGGGGCTTTAGTTTCCTCTGCTTCTGCTTGTATTTGGAGTTTACGTTCATTGCTTCTTGTAACAGCATTTAAGCCATCCATGTATTGAGCAGCAATCATATCATGTATCGGATCACCAGGGCTTAAGGTGCATTCAGTATCGGGCAAGTAATTATTTGTGTTGATTCGATATTGTTTCATGAACGTCGTTTGATATGCTTACCGCTGTTTTGTGGTACTGGACTTACTTTTTGAGTATTACTTAATTCTGTACTACGATTGCTACTTAATTGCTTTACTCTTCCTGCACCAACCATATCAGCAGCAGCATTGATTATTGCTAATTCTTCATCGGTATAAGTGGATAATAAAGGGTCGCCAGCAAATGCGCCTGCTGCTTTTGTTGGAAAGTCGGGGGCGCCGGCTAATGCAATTCCAAAACGATAATTTGTATATGGATTACCATTACTCTTGTTTATGCTAACATCAGGCATACTAACAGCACCTTTAATAGCAGCTACTTGATCAGTTGGAAGATCGTTAGGGTTAGCTCCAATATCAGTTTCGATAACGAATTCTTTTGCTCTCATATTAGACCCCATATTTGTTGCGTTTAGTAACAGCTACAGGGCTGGCACTGTGAGTATTTCCGTGCTCCGAGCTTTTATTCTTAGATACTTTTTTATGTCGCTTACCCATTCTTTTCAATCCACGTATAAGCATTTCGTGTTCTTCAGCAGTGTAAGCTAGAGCAAACGGAGTTGCATTAAAGTGTTCATGTCGTGGATTCATTTCTGATTCACCATCACCTGCAACAATACTCATAAATCTATAATACTCATACCCAGGATCCATATCATGCATAACCATGCTAGGGCTCATAGCGCAGATATGTTCTGCGTGAGCCTTAGCTAATGATTCTGATATGAATTCCTTTGCTCTCATTCTAATTAACCAAATGACATCGCACTATGGAGTGGATTATCTCCAGGTGCAACTCTTGGGGCAGTCATCTTAGGCTTTGAAAGATCATTACCTGAAGGGATAGCAGCACCCATTCCCATTGTAGTTGGGTTTGGCGTTGTTGAAGCATCAAATGCGCCGTCCATCATTGGATCATCGCCCATTCCAGGCTCTTCTCCACCGGGGCCCATTGATGGTCCACCAATGTCAACATCCATTGGAGTGTCCATTGCCATGCCGTCGCCAACACTTGGCATACTTGGTTCATCACCCATCATTGATGCAAGACTTGGAATTGGACCAGTTGGAGGCATTCCAGTTGGAGCAGGTAGTGCAGGAGCAGGAGCACCCATTGGTGCAGGTCCGCCCATTGGGCCAGCAGCCTCAGGACCCTTAGTAGTCTTAGCACCAATCTGACCAGCAAGCTTTAGAATTTCAGCAAGAACAGCATCACTACCACTTAGTGTAATCTGCACATCCTCGTCAACCTTCTTATCTTCCTTGTCCTTAACAGCCTTAGTCATTGGCTCTTCTTTGTCGCCATCCTTGTCCATATCAAGGAAATCAGGCTTCTTGCCCTTAGCTTCCTCAACCTTCTTTTCTTCCTTGTCCTTAAGAGCCTTAGTCATTGGCTCCTTCTTATCGCCATCCTTATCAAAATCTAGATAGTCTGGCTTCTTACCTGAGGACTCAGTCTTCTTTTCGCCGTCCTTGTCATCCTTTTTGCCATTGAGCATGTTCTTAAACTTCTCACGAGCAGCCTTCTGTGCTTCAGAAGCCTCAGACACAGGATTACCTGACATCTTTTCAGCAGCAGCAATAGCACGACCAATTTCTTCTGGACTGCGCTCTGCAATCTCTCTTAGCTTTGTTAATACGTCAATCATTTGCATGGTTATTATCCTTGTCTCTTTTTAGGTGTAGGTAATTTATTCTGTTTTGAACCAACTGGACTCATGTTGCCCTGAGGAAGATCATTTGAAGTTTGACCTGTTGAGGTTTTCTTAGCAGCATATGTATATTGATACTTACCTGGTTCTTTCTTAGCTATAGCTTGTTCTAAGTCAGCTAGTATTTGAGGATAAGTGTTATTGGGAAGATCCTTGCCAAGAATTGCTTTACCTTCACCTGCTTCAGAGGCAATTGGTGCAATCAATACTTCTTGATTTGGAGTAGTTACCATTACCATACTAGCAGGAATACCAACTTCATTGAATACAGAAGACAATTCAGTTGGTGTGCAAGGATAGTTTGTTACTATATCAATAATATGTATCTGTGGATTATCTAGGTGATCAAAACCATATGCCTTTTGTGTAATTGGAATACGCTTTGGTTCACTAATGTCATCAACATCATATTTTGCAAGTGCTGCTTTTAACTTGGCTGTATCACAGTCACAAGCAACTCTAACTCGAAACATGTACTGTTTCGCATTCTCTGTAAGATACTCTTTTAAAGATCTCATGTTGGCATACCTTTATACTATATTTATTGTTGTTTGAGATTTCTTATCAATTCATTTCTGTCCCAAACACGAGCTTCTACGCTAACAGTTTCATCTTCAGGCTTCTTATCAGCTTGCATCTTCATTAAACGCATCTTAAGTTCAGTTTCTTTGAGCTTTTTCTGTGCTTTACCCAACTTAGCTGTAACGGCATGTCCCAGCATTTTACTTGCACTATCAAATATAGGAGCACTAAATCGTGCTTCAACATTCATACCAAGGCTCATTAAGTTCTCAAAACTTTCCATTGCCTTGTCAGTTAACTCATCAAGTTCACGATCAGTTGTATTATCTGGTTCACTTGGTAGTATAGAATCAATGTTATTAGCAGCAGTTAATGCTTGCTTTATGTCTTCTTTGGAAACATCTTCAGTTGATACTTCAGGGAGATTGAATAGTTCTTCGAGTTTCTTCATACTAGTAATTACCTAACTTTAAACTTCTTAGGTTTTTTACTATTTTGAAACATATCAGCTTCAGTAATAACTCTAAAAATAACGCCATTATTTGCACACCATTTTCTAGCTGCATCCCACTTAATAGCATTTAGTGCTGCCATTGCTTGATTTCTAATACCCTTACCAACAGTTTCCATTACTTCCCCGCTGGGTTTAATTTCAATCATCTCAGCATGATTTTTACCATTTTTATCTTGATACAATACAAAGAAGTCAGGCACATATATTGTTTGTCTATTAGTAAATGGATTGAAATAAGGAATGTTGATTGATTCGCTTGCCCAATGCAATACGCTTGAATTATTATCGCAGAAGTTCATAAATGCCCATTCCCAGCTACTGCGATATGTGGGAATTTTCTTTCCTGTGTACTTTGCTGGATTTTTTAATCTATACTTTCCTTTTGCATATGTACTCATTGAATAATATTCCTTTGAATCCATTGGTTAGTTTTTAATGGATTTCCAAATCCAATTTTACTAGTTGGATTTCGCAGACTATTAAAAAAAGTTATAAACAAAGGTTTAAGTTCAGATGAATTAGCAGCTTTATCAAAATCGTTAATTATTGCAATTGGATCCAACTTATTTTTGTAAGTTAATGCTATAACTGTTTGAGTTAGTTGTTCTGCTGCAAGTGTACTAGTTGTCTTAGACTTAAAAAATGTTAATACACGATCATATATAGCAGAATCTACTGGAATAGACTGACTATAATAATTGTCAAAAAAACTTTGAGTTGTTGGTGAAGATGTAACCTGTAAAGAATTTGTTGCCATGTATATATTTAATTAAATTTTCTTATATAAGTTACCAATTGATGAACTTGAAGTTGAATTAAAGTTTGGCCCAACAAGTTTTCTAACAGGAGTGTTTAATATTGTATTAGTAACAATGGTATTTGAAATACTGCCATTCTGTCTACTGCTGTTAATATAG